AATGGGTTGCTCAATCAAAAAGTGATATATCCGGTTACCATATTTCACATTTAATGTGTCCTTGGATAGCTGCTGAAGATATTATTGAAGATTCACAAGGAGATCCAGCTTACTTTAATAAGACTATTGTTGTAGTTGCTTGTGCCCAGGTTGGTAAGTCTGTAACGTTTATTTTAAAGGTTATATTTGCTATAAAACACTTAGGTTTTAATATAATCTATACTTTTCCAACAGATGATGATGTTAGAGAGTTCGTAGCATCTAAGGTCAATAAATTTATACAAGCAAATAAGCAAGAATTTGGTGGTATGGACAGTGATAACATTGAAAGAAAGGAAATCAATAATAGATTTCTGTTCTTTAAAGGAACAGTTAGTAAAACCGCTGCTATTTCTACTACTGCTGATGTTCTTGTTCATGATGAAATATCTCGTTCAGATCAATCAGCTATTCAAACTTATAAATCTCGTATTAAAGCAAGTCCTTATAAAGGAAGATGGATATTCAGTAATCCTGGAACAGAAAGAGATGAATTAGATTTGATGTGGTATAGATCAGATCAAAAGGAATGGGAGATAACTTGTCCGCATTGTAAAGATGAACATTATCTTATTTGGCCGGATTCTATTGATATAGATAAGAAATGTTATATTTGTAGAGCTTGTAAAGAACCCATAGATGATAATGTTAGAAGAAATGGTAAATGGGTTGCTCAATCAAAAAGTGATATATCCGGTTACCATATTTCACATTTAATGTGTCCTTGGATAGCTGCTGAAGATATTATTGAAGATTCACAAGGAGATCCAGCTTACTTTAATAACTTCGTATTAGGAAAACCGTATAGTCCTGGAGATTTAAGTGTTTCACGTACAACAATTCTAGACCTTTGGACACCTAAAGATTTAAAAACAGATAATATATTTATTGGAATAGACGTTGGAAACATTAAACATTATGTTATAAGAAGCGAAAAAGGTTTATTAAAAATAGGTAGATTTACAAAGTGGGAAGAATTAGATGATATTATAACCTTTTGGAAGCCAACAGCTGGGGTAATTGATGCAATGCCAGATAATACAGCTTCAAATCATTATGTTAGTAAATATCCTTTTATGAGAATGTCTTTTTTTATGGAGAATAACAATAATCCACAGACAATTGTTTGGTGGGGTGAAGGAGATAAAAAAGGAATAGTTTATTCACATAGAGATAGAATACTTGATAGACATTTAACTGACATGGCTGAAGCTAAACACTTAATTGCTTTAGATACAGACAAAGAATTTCAGTTATATATTAAGCATTATGAGACTTTAAGAAGACAAAAGGTTATAAATAATAAAGGAATTGAGAGATATGTTTGGGATAGTACAACAGGTGAAGATCATTATGTATTTGCTGATCTTTATTCTTATTTAGCAATGTTATCAAGTGGTGCTGGTACATTTTATGGTGAAGTAACTAAAGCTGATTTGCCAAGTGTATTAGGTGCTGATAATAAATATGATGTTAGTAATATGTTTATAGAAAATAACCAATGAAACCAGGAGAAATAACAATATTTTTAATGCCAAATGAAGCAGAGTTGTTTGTAGAATTTCAAAAATACTACAAATTGTTTAATCTTTTAGTAGAAAAAAAAGTATTTAACCAAAAAGGTGCTGCAATTACCTTACATTTTGATATAAATGGTGATCTAAGGACAATTGCTAGAGCAGATGTTTTATATTCAGCTAGTTCTAAGTTCGAAAATAGTAATTAAAAGTTATTAACAGTTTACATATACTTATTAACATAGTATAATTAAAATATAAATTAATATTAAGCTCAAACTTACAACAACAAGAGAGCATTCCCGTAAAAAGGACTGCTTTCTTTTATTTTAAATGTATATAAATATAGATAAATTAGATGATTCAGATAAAGTAAGATTAGTAAATAATCGATGGGATTCTTCATCTGAACTTTGGGATATTGTTGATCAAACTTATGAAGTTAACACAGCTATTTATTCAAATAAAGGTAAATGGTTACAATTTATTCCATATCGTAGACAAAATTACATTGTTCAAGCAAATAGAATATTTGTAAATATGGAAGCTGTTATAAATTCTCTTATTGCTAATCCACCTGGGATTAATATATTACCTGTAAGAGAAGGAGAAACAGCACAAGATTTTGCTCGTAAGTTAGAAAGTTTTTTTCAAAAGAAGTATTTAGATTTAAACTTAAAAGAAGTTGTCCGTATGGGATTAAGAAATTTATATTTTGCACGTTTAATTGTTATAAAACCATATTGGAATGCTGTTACTGATGATTTTGATTATAGGGCAATTGATCCAAGGAAAATCCGTGTTGGTAAATATGCTCGTAAAGAAATAGATTCAGAATTTATAATAGAAGAAATAGAAGATAATCTTTGTGCTATTATTGATAGATTTCCAAAAAAGAAACAAGAATTAATGGAAAAGTTTGGTATTAAAGATGAAGAACAACTTTATATCAAAAATCCTGATGTTAAATATAAAGAAGCTTGGATAAATGATTATGTAATATTTAAGTTAGATAATATTATTTTAGACTGTATTAAAAATCCATATTGGGATTGGGACGGTATACTTGTAACAGAAGAAGAAAATGAAGCTTTAAATGGTGAAGGAATGGAAGGTCAATCAAGACGAGATTATCTTCAAAATATTAAAATTGATCAAGAATCTAGAAAACAAGCATCTATACAACCAGAACTAGAAGAAGGAATGGAACAAACAGAGTTAAGTGAACAAACAGAATATAAACCTTATTTCTTTAACTATTTTGATCACCCTAGAAAACCATATATTTTTGCGACTATCTTTAATAATGAAAATACTCCAATAGGTAGAACAGACATGATTACTTTGTCTCATGAATTACAAAGAGGTGTAGATAAAAGAAAAATGGATATTGATGAGAACTGTGAACTTGTAAATGGAATAATCAAAATTGATTCTGAAGTTATGGGTAAATCAGATGCTCAGAGAATTCGTTGGGAAACAAAAGGTATTATTTGGGGTAAAGGAGTCAAAGATGGTGTTACAAGAGAATTTGGGCAAGGATTACCAGCTATGGTATTTGATGATATGCAAGATTCTCGAAATGAAATAGATAATATAATGGCAGCTACTTCTGCTTTTAAGGGAGAGCGTGAAGGTCAAGAAACTAAGGCTGGACGTTTAGCTCTTATACAGCAATCATATTTAAGATTAAATGAATTAGTTCAAGTTGTAGACTTTGTTTATAAAGAATGTTTTGATTGGGGTATGCAACTAGCTAAGACTAGATATACTGAATATCACTATGCTAAATGGATGGGAAAAGAAGGTGCAAGAGAAGTTATAGAACTTATACAAGATGATTTCGAAAATGGATCTGAATTAACTATTATTGCTGGTAAAACACTACCTAAAGATGATGAATTTAAATTTGAACAAGCACAGAATGATGTGGCTAATGGATTTATTTCACCAGCTGATTATTTACAAATTGCTCAATATGATAATGCTAAAGAGTTAGCACAAAATGCTGTTTTATATAAACAAAACCCAGCAGAAGCAGTAGGTTTACCAACAGAAGAATTACCAGTTCCATTTCAACCAGGAGGATTAACACCTGAACAAGTTAGTGGTGAAATGCCACAAGAAGGTCAGGGTGAACAAATTCCAATACAATAATAACTATGACCAGTGATGTCTATAAACCCACATTATAAGGATAATTAACGACCAAGTTATTAATTACCAGTCGAAAGACCAAGGATAAGGAATAACAGTCAAAAATAATATGTCCGATGAATCAATAGCTGTTGATAACAGTGCTGAATCTTTAATGGAAGAAGCACCAAGCGAACCAATAGCAGAAGAAATTGCTCCAGAACCGGAGCCAGTACAACCAACTGAACCCGTTAATGAACTCTTTGAGTTACCAGACGGAAGAAAGGTTGATGCAGAGACTTTAAGTAAGGAATGGAAGGAAAACTTTTACCCTGAATATACAAGAAAGTCTCAAGCTCTTGCAGAAAAAGAGAAATTAACAACTAATAAGGAAACTCCTGAAAATCCTTATGCAGATCCAAATTATGTTCCTCAAACTTATGAAGAAATAATAAAGGCAGCTGAAGAAAGGGCTTTAAAAACCATCGAGGAAAGAGAGCAATCTCGTATCGAGGCACAACAAGCAATAGAAAGTGAGGTTTTAAAACAACTCAACGAAATTAAATCAATTGACTCAACCTTGAACGAGAACGCCCTCTTTCTTCACGCAAATAAATATGGTTTTAGAGACTTAAAACTCGCTCATCAGAACATGAAAGACATGTCTATGACTATTAAGAAAGTGCAGACAGAAACTGCAAAGAACATAGCAAAACGAGTAGATCCAGTGAGTACATCTCCTGGAGCAACAGGTCAAAAGTCTGATCCAGGTATGTTTGGAAATGCAATAGAGTATTTAAGGAGTATTAAATAATATTATGATATTCAATACAGCCGTAACTACAACTACTCGAGAATTTATTCTCAAGAAAGTATTTGATCAAGTTACAACAGGTACACCAGGTCTTATGACTTTTTTACAAAAGCCAAAGGAATGGAATTCAGGTACCTCATATAAGTTTGCTATTAAATACCAAGATACTACTAATGGTGGTAACATGGGTATTGCAGATAAATTAGATACAGATAGGCAGAATGTTCGTGTACAA